GATAAAGTAATCCAATCCTTTCGTGATCTCAACTTGGCTCGTAACTGTATATTTTAATTCTTTGGTAATATCAACCGGCGCTTTAATCTCGTATGCAAGCGCGCGATCTTCGTCAATCTCGGTTACGATCATATATTCAAGCGCTCGTTCTTCTGACGGACACGTAACTATGTCGTAAGCAAGTTCTTTTTCAATATCAACTTGAGCCGTAACCGCATATTGTAATCCTTTCGTTATATCAAGTTCTGTTAATATCTGATATTCAAGAGCCTTTTCAATCCCGGTGTCTGTGATTATTTGATATTCCAATCCTTTTTCTGTGTCATGTATTGTTACGATCATATAAGCCAATCCTCTCTCGATTTCTGCCGGCGTGGTTTTAACGGTGTATTGTAATGTTTTCTCAATCGCTACCTGCGCCGTAACTTCATAGCTCAATCCTTTTTCGGTGTCAATCTTGGTTATGATCCTATATTCGAGCGCCTTGTCAATATCGGTGTAAGTTAAAACGTCATATCTTAATCCTTTTTCAATTCCGGTAATAGTAATAACCCGATAATCTAATCCTTTTTGAATTTCTTTTTGTGCTGTGACTTCATAAGTCAATCCTTTCTCAATTCCTATTGGCACGACAACTGTATATTCAAGTCCGCGTTCTTCATCAATGCTTGGCTTGACCATATACAGAAGCCCTTTCTCAATACCAATCTCTGTGATAACTTCATAACTAAGTGCTTTCTCAATATCTGTTTGAACAATAACCATATACTCGAGGCTTTTTTCTAGCGCTCCGGGAATTGTGACGATCATATATTCAAGAGTTTTTTCAATCGGTGTTACTGGCGCGACAACCGTGTATTGCAATGATTTCTCAACGTCAATACTTGGCTTAACCATATACTCCAAGGCTTTCTCTGTGTCATGCTCGATCACAACAAAGTAAGCCAGGGCTTTTTCTGTATCAACCGGTGACTTAACTTCGTAAGCAAGAGCTTTTTCAACGTCGATTGGTGGCAATCCTAACGTATAACAAAGTTCTTTTTCGGTGTCCGTACTTGTTAAAACTTCATAGCTTAAGGTTTTGTCAATATCGGTTTCCACAACAACCGCATACTCCAATCCTTTCTCGGTAGCTGTTGGTGTCGTAATAACTGTATAAGCGAGCGCCTTTTCTATTGCTCCGGGTGAAGAAATAACTTTGTATTCTAAACCTCTCTCGGTATCAACCGGCGCCGTAACTGTATAAGCCAAAGTTTTCTCAACGTCTATCTGCGCGGTTACTTCATAGGCGAGTGCTTTTTCTACGTCAATGGTATTACAAACAAGATATTTAAGCCCTTTTTCGGTTGCGCTTGGTATCGTTATGATCCTATAAGTTAATGCTTTTTCAATCGCTTTCTGCGCTGTAACCGTATATTCAAGCCCTCTTTGTTCCTCCTGTTGTGAGGTGACTTCATAACTCAATGCCTTTTCAACGTCAACTGGTGCGACTATTTCATAAGCCAAAGCCTTTTCTGTGTCGCTTGGTATTAAAATATAATAATCTAACCCGCGTTCTAATGTCGCCGGGGTTGTCTTTACTGTATAAGATAACGCTTTTTCAATATCTAATTGCGCGGTAACTTGATAATCTAATGTTTTTTCAACGTCTGTGTCTGTTATAACCGCGTAATCTAAACCTTTCTCTGTATCGGTTTGAGTTAAAACTTCGTATTCTAAACCCTTTTCTGTGTCGGTGTCTGTCAATACCATATAAACCAAACCTTTTTCAATCGCTGCCGGTGTAGTCTTTACAACATATGCAAGGGCTTTGTCTATATCTTCATAAGATAAATTTTCAAGCAAAAACTTATCGCCCGTTTCGAGCAATAAGTAATCACCGTCCTCTTTAATTTGCTTATAAAATGGCATTTATTGTTAAAACATATTTAGGAAACCTGTGTCTGCTGCTTCGGGTGGCACATCAATAGAAAATGTTTGCAGAAATCCGTCATTGTCGGCTCCTGAATAACCATCTACCGCCTTAGAATTATCAAGCATAATTACAGAATGTCCAACAGAATTTTGTAAAGAAACAATTTCTATATTATCAGTTTGAGTTATATTGTCATAACTACCGTCAATACTGAAAGTTTTAGCACGACCTATATTGTCCGTAGTAGTGTAGCATAAGAAAAAATGAGTAGAGTCTATCATAACAACAGAGGGCGTGGTTCCATTGTCGGTATCGTGTTCTAAGGAGTCAATCAGAGCTATGTTGTCATAGCTACCGTCAATAGAAAATGTCTTTACATAACCATCATTGTCTTTTGCAGCACACGCAAGAAAGAAATGTGTATCGTCAATCTTGATTAAAGAACTGGTGTGTAGATTAGTTGTATCGTGTTCTAGTGTATCAATCTCTGCTATATTGTTATAACTACCATCAATAGAATAAGTGCCAATGTAAGCATCGCCGCCATCACCTTTGAATGAAAGAATAAAATGTGTGGTATCTATTTTAGCTAAAGAATTAGTCCAAGATTGACCTCCTGTGTTAAAAATAAAATCATCAATCTTTGCTATGTTGTCATAGCTACCATCAAAGGAGAATGTCATTAAATGACCATAATTATTAGCTCCCGCATAAGCAACAATAAGGTGAGTTGAGTCTATTAACACCAAAGAATTTGCTCCCGCATTAGCAGTTTCAAATTGAAAAGAGTCAATTTGAGTTATATTGTCATAGTTCCCGTCAATGCTAAAAGTTTTTATATAAGCAACACCAGCATTTTGAGTATATGCAAGAGCAAAGTGCGTGTCATCAATCTTGACAAAAGAGTTAGAGTCCGCAAAAGATATTTCGTGTTCTAAGGTGTCGATTGTTGCCATATTTTCCCCATTCTCGTCAACCGAGATAGTTCGTATAAATCCATCACTACCCGAACCACTATATGCAAAAATAAAATGAGTATCGTCAATTTGAACCAAAGAATTACCAAAACCAGTATCAGTATCGTGTTCAAAATTCTCTATCTTAGTTATGTCGTATGTTGCTGGCATATCTTTATGTTTCGTTAGCTACTGCAACACAACCCCATTTTGCGGTGACTGTGTTATATATGAAGCCAACTATTAACAATTTACTGATTACCGTTGTCGTTGGCAATGCCTTTCCGGCGTCCTCAAAATCTGTTCCCCATGCTATTGCTCTTGCTGTTCCGTCGTCTTTAATTCTGAAAATAAGTTTTTGAAAATTAACCTCTGCACTTCCAACCATATCAACGTCAGTAATCGCTGCGTCTTGAGCCGTTATTGTTACCACGTCATAATCGTCCGAGTCAACTTCGGGCGTAGCGTCTGTGGTGAAAGTTAATACTCTCGGCGTAATGCTTTTGTTAGTAAGAACTACTGTTTCGTCTGACGCAATAAGTTTGCTGTCCTCAACTGCTTTAGGTGTAACGAACTTGGCGTCATCGGTTCCTGTGTCAACTTCTGCACCTGTCGCTTTTACTGGTACTGCGGTCGGCGTTTCGCTACCCCAATCTGTGCCGTCCGAAGTCAAGACGTTTCCGTCTGCTCCCGGTGCTATGCTTGGCACATTGTGAGCGTCTTTGATTGCTTTCGCTGTCGCAAATTTAGCGTCGTCTGTTCCGGTGTCTAGTTCTGCTCCGGTTGCTTTAACAACTAATGAATAAAGCGTATCAAAATAGGTCTTTAATACTGCCTTAATGTTCGCCCAGGTTATTTTCTTATTAACTGCTGAACCGCTTGGATCCTCAACCGTCGCCAAAATATCGGCGTCTGCCGGTGAAGTTTCCTCTGCTAATTCTGTCCACTTTTGATCTGGCATGTTTTTTTATTAATTACTATTTAATCCTAGCGTCGTCAATCTTGGCTTGTCGTTAATGCTCTGAATGATTGTGTCGCTTGGCATTATAAAATTAAAATGATAATGTCCTCTGTATTTGTACCCGAAGATATAAACTGTTTCGTTTCTCTCGTTTTTTCTCCCTTTGTTGAAAATATATCTGCGGTACTTGTGAATGATCCTTGCTCCCTCCGGTAATAAAATATCAATACGCTTCTCCGTTGTTAGCTTCCTAAGAACCCACAGTTTGACCTGTGTTTGATCTATCTCGCCGACTTGATGAAATATACCCTTGCCGTCTTTAATTTCAAACTGTTGGAACTCGGTGCCGTCCTTATAGACTACACCCCAAATCCAACGCTCTAGTTTTACCTCGCTTGTTTCTCCGTCTTTTGTGAATATATATTTTGTTTGTGTTTTATCGGTCATATTTTTAATAAAAACCCCGGGCGATTAACCGGGGTTTCTAAAGGCATTGAGTTGCCGGTAATCGCATTGAGTTGCTAGTTAAATTTTAAGTTACTTCTTCGCTTCGCCTCGTTTGACCGCGGCCTCTGAAATCTTGGCAAATCCTGGAGTGGTTGTTCTAATAACATATTCAGGTTGGGTTGGCATAGCGCCATCCGCCGCCTTGCACTTATGTTTTAGAAATTCCTCGTTTGTTTTGAATTCTTCGCCACATGGTCCGCAAATTACTTTGTCCATATCTTTTTAGTTACAAGTTTTAGTTCTACCGTCTTTTTTCATGTGGCATTTACGACATAGCCACTCCCAGTTTTCAAAGTTCCTGTCGTATATGCCTTTGTTGGATAAATCAAGTCGCTTTTTCTTTCCACAATCTTCGCAAGTATCACTTTTCGGCTTATGATTTCTAACCCATACATGTAGGGCGTTATATCCAACGCTGTCGCCTTTCCAATTATGATGTTCTTCTGCTCCCTTAAATCCATTCAATGTAATTTTTGAAGCTTCAGAATAACTTCTTGTTTGTATGTTCAATCGTTTGAACCACCTACAAACTTGCATTTGACTAACACCAAATTCTTTAGCAATTTCCCATGTACTTTTCTTGCTATCAAAATATAGTTTTGATAACTTTTTCTTGCTTGGTATTTTCATAGAGATATTTTTACAATTATATCTCTATTATACTCTAAGAATATGTTTCGTCAAACATGCTCATGCAGTCTCATCATATTGGTAGTGCATTGTGCAAGTTGCACCCACTACGTCGCCGGCGTCTGTTTGGATCTGATGTACCAAGTAATCTGACGCACCCGCTGCTGTCAACGTGCCTGTCAATGATCCAGCAATACCAAGGTTTGCTCCTGATGGCTCTGTCGTTGGCATTGTTTCAGTTGCTAATGGTGAAGTTGTTGCAACCGGTGTTGCAAATGTTTCTGCTCCACCGTATGAAGTTTCTCTAGCATTTGTCAAGTGAACTGCTGATCCGCCTAATGCAGTTACTCTCCAAACCTTTAGATTGTCAATGACGCTTGATCCACCCATTGCAGTCACCTCAAACTTTTGAAACTTCTCGTACGAATACTCACCCGGTACTATCGGATAAGTCGCTGCCACAAGATTAACGGCGTCCGTTGATCCCATGTTTGAATTCGTAATGTTGGCGGTTTTTGTTTCGCCAGCAGTATTGAATTCGTTGATTACGATTGTTGCTGCCATGTTTTTGTTTAGTTAAAGATAAATTAAGTTTTCACCGGGAGGAGGTTTCTAGTTCGCCTCCTCCCTTACCGCTAAATTTAAGAAGCGGCCCCTGTCGTTAGAACGACAACCGCAGTTGGTAATGCTAATACGTAACCAACACGTTCCTCCATTCTAAGAGCGAGCATGTTTTCTTGTGCTAAGTTAATTGAAGTTGAACCGTCGCCGTCTGTGATTGTAGCTTGGTCGAGCAGTTTGGCTCTGACTTGCTGTTTGTCACCAAAGATAGCGGCCATTTTTAGATTACCAAAAACGACAAAAGGTTCGAGTGCGCCTGTGAGTGTTTTATCTGGGAAAGCGTCTGACAATACAACTGGGAAATCAAGTATGCCCTCAATGCCGGCTTTGTTAAGTGGCAATAAGAAAGCTCCAAGATTGTCCGAAGCTGTGATTGCTGACGTTCGTAATTTTCTTAGATAACTCATAACGTGTCTGTGCATGTAATACTTGGCTCCGGCCATTGCTCCGCTTGGGAGTTCGTCTTGCATATCAACTAATTTCTCAAATGTAACATCGGACATACCCTCTGCTGTGGCCAATGCAACTGATCCAACTGATCCGTTGTGCAAGATACCAGTCCAAGGTGAACCTGAACCATCGAAGAATTGAGCGTCCTCCTCTTTTGCGAAAGCTTCTGCGACTAACTTTGCGATAAATGAAGTTAAGTCGATTGCGGTGTCCTCCAAAATTTCCTCTGTGAATGGGACCATTGCAACCAATTTTTTAAGAGTTTGTGTGACTAAACCAAATACAGGATTTGTGCTTGGCTTCGTACCGGCTTCGTCAACCCAAGAGACTGAAACACTTGAAGCGAGTGTTGGGATTTTTCTTTCGTTCCCTGGTCCGCCAAATGGTAAGTATTGGAATTCTTGTCTTGCCAAGCCATATTGTTCCTCTGCAATCCTTAGAACTTCTGCTTGCAATTCTTCTGGGATTGTATAACCACCACGGGCGTCATCGCCTGTGTAATTATAAGTAGTAGCTTTCTGTTTCATTTCAACAAGTTTTTCTTCGTCTCTACCCAATAAGGCCTTGATGAACCCACGTGTTGAGTCCTGGGATTTCTTATCAAGTTTAACGTCCGTGTCAATTACCTTAGCTCTGTTGGCTTCTGCGCCGGCAATAGCTTTGGCAACAAGTGACTCTGCAATCTTATCGATATTAGCTTCACTTATTGTTGACGTGACTTCTTCCTGGACACTCTTGGCGATCATGGCTTTTAATGCCACTTCGTCAATAGCTTCAACGTCCGCTTTGGCGTCCGCTTTTGCTTCTGGGACAACAACTGTTTTAGTTGCTTCCTCATACTTTGCTTTTCCTGCGGGCGATAAAAGTCCCACGTTATTTTTCAATAATGTGAGTTCTTCTTCGTTCATTTTTTCTAAGCCCTCGTTCGTGAACTTAGCAATTAGTTTTGCGATATTCATTTAATGTGTGCATGGTTTGATCTTACTATTTAATATGTTTTTCTTTTAGCAGTTCGCGAATGGTTTTGTTTATCTGTCTTGTAGGGATAAATCCCTTTTTGAGACCACCCGTGCCTTTCGGGGTTTCGACCTTTACCGTTTCCGGTTTAATTACTTTGGCAATATCGGCCCTTATTAAACTCTCTAATTTCTTACTTAAATCCTCCGTGATTTTTTCAATGGTTTTTGTTGATAGTGATAACCTGTTACTTGCCTTTCTGTCCAACTCTCTTATAGGTGAAACATCAAGTCCCTTGCTATAAGCCAGGGCCATTTCGTTTGCCCCAACGTTTACACAAGAAATTTCTCTAAGTTCATTGGTTCTTAATATCACGACCTCTCTGTCTCCGTCCGTGATTATTTCTTGTACTAAGTTTTTGAAGCCAACAGAAAAGGCTCTCATGTATCTACCCTTATATAATCCAAATAGCGTTTTTGCCAATCCAAACTCGTCCACCGCAAATTTCATAGCACCCTTTAATTCTTTGTTAACCTTGTCAACTTCAAGCTCGATCATTTGAGCAACGGCCGGCGTGTATTGGTCGTGTGCAAATAAGACAACAGGGTTAGTCATATACTTTTTTATATCCCAACCCAACTGATCAATCACCTCTCCGTGTCGATCTTCGTCCTGGGTTGAAAATACACCCCTGATGATTTGGTTCTTTTCGTCAACTTCTTTTATCAAAAAACCAATGTCTTTTCGCATGACCTCATTCTCGCTTTTTAGTTTCTTTTTTTTCATGTAATTATTATATCACTTTTATTATGTCAATAGAAGAACTCTATTTATTTCTCAAAAGCGGGACCAATTACGCAACGGCAATTCGGCTCTTGCGGATACATTAACCCATTGCTAAATCTCTCACCAACCTTAACGATCTTGCCGTCAAGCGCTTGATGTTCTGGTCTTGTCCTGGCGTCCATAACTGCGATCCACTCTTTATGTGTGGTTACTCCGCTCTGTTTGTACGCCTCGATAAAGCCCTCATTGTTAGCGGCGGTGCTTTCAGTCCTGGCGATCATATCCGATCTCCACGTTGGAAATTCTTTATATGTATTATTAATACGATCACTTATTTTGACGACTCCCTCGCCCTCGGCCAATCCCTCATTAATTTGTTTTGTTACTTTATCTCTAGTTGTTTTATTAATACCCAAGCCAAATTCCTCTGATCGTTTTTCAACTGTCTTTCTGATCTGATCTGACATTATAAATCCGCCATTTGGGTCCACGATCATCATTGCCTCAAGTCCTGCACTTCTCACAAACTCCTCAATATAAGGAAAAGAGAACGAAGCAAATACTGGCTCCTGTGCCTTAAAGAATTTCTTGATGGTTTCCTTTGTCTCCGGCCCAATAGCTTTTACTCTATTCTTTTTTGACTTAGTTAGTTCGCTGTTAATCTTGAGAAGATCGACAAGCGCCTCTCCCTGGCTTCGTGCTAACTTGGTGATACCCGCTTCCATGCTTTGCGCCCTGGAATTAATTTGTTTTATAACCATGCTTGCATATCCGTATCTAACGTCCTCCTTAATAAGAGCCGTTGCAACCTTGTTAACTACCTTAACGTTTTCAATATCTTTTGTTTTCTCTTTGTTTGATTTTGGCTTAAAAGCTTTTCTCAATTCAATTAACATCTTTTCCTTTAGTTCAAGCTTTGCCTTTAGTCTTGATCGGCCGACAAAAATCTTTGCTCTCGCTCTGGCTTTTTCATCGTCCTGTCTCTTTTGCCATTCCTCCATCATTACTACCTGTTTGGCTTCAGTCTTTACTTCCTTGTCTTGGCCTGTACCACCGACAACTATCTCGTTAAATGGTTTTCGTAAACTCCAACCACCCTCAATCGGTTCTTTATTT